CGTAGAGATCAGGTACTTCGTTAGGATCAAAGAAAGTAATATCTTCTTTGTTTTTAAAACGACGCCAAAAGAACGCTGATAGTACAACTCCGTAGTCCATATGTCTAACGCGAGTTTCGTCAGTTCCTTGATTATTTTTAAGGACGATGAGATCGTCAAACTGATGATGCCAAATAGGATAAAAAACTGTGGCAGATGCGTTTCTAATACCACCTTGTGAGCAACTCCTTAAATCACCGAACCATTTTTTTAGGAATGGTATCATACCGGTATGCATGATCTCACCGCCGCGAATAGGACTGCCTAGCGGACGCAGACGCCCGATTTCTAAACCAATGCCTGCACGTTTGCTGGCATACTTGGCCATCATTTCGCCACTAGCAAAAATGGAGTCAAGATCATCATCACTGCGAATGAGTACACAACTACTGAACTGCTTAGTGGGAGTGCCAAGCCCAGCAAGAACAGGAGTAGCGAGAGTAAATAAACCGTCTGAAGCCGCATTATAATATTCCTTGATGTATTTCATACGAGCCGAGTTAGGCTCTTCTTTGTGAAACACTGTGGCTGCTGCGATTATATATCTTACCTGAGGTGTTTCATAAATCTCCTTTGTAGAGCGATTGCGAACCAAATACTTTTCAATCAATTGTTCAATGGCTGCATATCCGTAGTCTTCGTCTTTAGAATGATCGATCATATCATTCATTTTATTCCAATCGTCCTCGGTATACCACTGTAAAAGTTCCGGAGTGTATAATCCTACATCAATATTTCTTTTTACTATGTCATATAGGCGAGGAGGTTCGTATTCACCATATACATCCTTTCGAAGCATACTTAATCTTTGTTTGCCAGCTACATATTGATAATTAGTATGTCCGATATCCGGATTGTGTTCTACGTCAATTAGGTCTACGATAGCACGTAGAGTGATACCGTCGATTTCTCTTGTGGTAATGCCGTCATAGAAATGTGGTTGTGCTTTGATTTCAATCATTGACTGGCTGACATCTGCTATTCCGCTGCAGACCTTCGCTACCTGTGCCTGCCATTTTTCAATTGTTAATGGTTCTTTCTTTCCGTCTCGTTTAATTACTGTAATCGACATTTCTTATATCCTGTTTGCTATTTATGGTAGGGTTTTGACTGACAGCAATATGCTGGTTTTGCTTTCAGAAAGACGATCTATACTTAATATTTCTCCATATTCGTAATTTAAGACCTTATCGTCTACGATTAAGAAATATATGTGTTCATTGTCTTTCGGTGACATAGACATATGTATCTCGCAAACCGAATCCATAAACCGCTGAGTTAATTTCAAAGTATACAGCATTCCAAGACAGATAGCAAGATTATCTAGTTTTTCATCAAGAACTAGATGCCAAGGATCGGGCCAAGATTTTGGAATTTGAGGATTTAAATACGGACTAACAAAGGGAGCTTTGTTCCAGAAATCAACCACTGCCTGCAAAGGATCGGCGGCAACTTCTAAAGTATTTCTAAATTCTTTCCATTTTGATAGTCTGTCTATGCCGTGAACATCAAACACCGTAGTTCACAAACAAGGTGATGGTACCATCTGCACCAGTAGCGATTGGATTCTTATAAGTTAATATAATCGTTTCTTTCGCGCTGTCGCCTCTGTTGGTTTTGAGTTCAGCTCCGAATTCAAAATTTGTCATCATGGCACCTCCCGGGTCTGTAATTAAAGATGAAGAGTATTGATAACTGTCAGTGATCGCTACAGTATACTGCGATTCGTCTACTGTCAGATATAATGTTCCGTGTCTATTATATTGTTCGTTGAGTGTAACTGTGTACTCAATCACATGGTATCGGTTTATGGCAGACAAGGCTAATAAAGGCCTAAAAGTATCGCTTCTATAAATTATCGAAGCTATAGAATTTGAAAATCTAACCAGATTAGCGTTTTGTACTTCGCCGTAGGCTGCTCGTGTATCTAATGCTGTTAGGTTATACTGCTGAAGCCTATCTGTTCTACAATCTACGACGATGTTGTTAGCGTTCTGTCCAAATATAATAAAAGAATCTGTAGGCGTAGCATCGTTTCCTAATCCATTGCCACAATCAATAAACTGACAATTTCTAACTACAGTGCCGGTTCCGTGAGCGATATATAAAGCTTGGTTAGCAATTTCCTGGAATTTAGAATTTTTCACAGTCCAACTGTTTTTTTGATTTTCTATACCAGTCAATAATATCGAAGTCGCATTTTCTAAAAAAGAACATTCATTTAAAGTTATCGAAGTCTCAAAAATATCTTCTTGACGACACCTCATTGCTACCTTGGTCGATTCAAATTTGCAATTATTGAATAAAATATTATCGACCTTGGTTCCTGCTAGATCGTTTTCCCAATATACACTGGCGTTTGAATTCTCTAATTCTGAATTAGTGAATACAGCCGCGGTGAGTTCGAAATCCGATAAAAACTTAATACTGTCAAAAGTACTGTCTTTTAATCCTGTAATCACAAGTTGGCCAGAGTCATGTCTAATTGTTAAATTAGAAATTTCGATATTTAAAGGTCTATCAGTGTCTTGAAACTGTGCTACTTCTGTGCCATCTTCAGAAATCAACAGCATATTGAAATCTCCGATGTTTAAGGTTACTCCTTCGATGCTTTCGCCTCGGATTCTCGCATTTGAAGGAATTCTGAGATTGTCACTGAAAAGGTAATTACCGTTAGGTATAAAAAGAGTTTTCTTAAATTTAGGATCTGCATTTCTAAATAATTGATCGAATGCATTTTCAAAGAATGTTGTGCAATCAGTAGAACCGTCGGGGACCGCACCAAAATCAAACACGCTCACATACTCGTCTAACTTAGATTGAAGACTTCTAGAAATGCTTAGGCTAATAGAAGGTTCATTTAATGCGAATCTATAGCTATTAGCTAGTTCTAAGATATTATCGTGTTCTGTAAGGATTTTAGTATTGCCAACGTATGGTGCACCGTCAGCTACCGATCCGTTACCAATAAAAAGTTCTTGAGTATCTACAGCCCAAGCTATTTCAGCTGCACTTAACTGTGGAATGCCTGCGTTATTATTTTTAAGTCCGCGGCGATGTTGTATTTTTGAGATCTGTATAACGGCCATTTGAATATACCCTTGTTAGGGTATTTATCTGCCTAAGGCGTAATACTCTTCCACCTTTGCTAGCCAGAGATCTTCGTATTTGTTATAATCGCTAGGTTGTAAATTAAATTGGTGATATTCACAATTTCTAGAACACATGAATACAACGCCTCTACGTATGTCTGTTCCGTAGACTTCGTTGTGTGCCATAATATAAGCAGTTAATTGTAAAAAATAATCCTCAACCCACTCTGCTTTTTTAGGCTTGTTAGTTTGTTTATAATCCATTACTGCTGGCTCGCTGTCGTAAACTCCTACAAGATCAGTAGTTCCTGAAAACAGTCCGGGAAAATATAAACTTTGTTCCATTGCCCATACTTCGTTTACTTTGCTTAGGCCGTTTTGAATAATAACATCGGCCATAGAATTCGCTTGAACGTGAACAGGATTATTTCCAGGTTGTCTTTGTATGCCAGCAATAAATCTTTCTAGATTGCTGTGCATAGCTGTCCCTACACCTGCGGCTTCTGTACTGATTTGACGGGCCTTTTCTTCTCCTATCCTTTTCCTCCATTCATTTAGATGAGTCATATCCTTAGTGGCCGAAAGGATGGTTGTCACACTTGGAAGGCTTTCACCGTCCGGTGTTAGGTACACACGTTTACGAGTTACAGGGTCATTGACCTGCGTACAATTTTTGTATTCAAATTTTTGAATAAATGGTGGTGGGGTAAATTGATTAGTCATTCTGTATATATTACAGAATTAAAACGGAAATGTCAAGCCTGGATGCCAGCTTGACTTTGTGCAAGTTGTTGAGGGGCCGCTGAGGCTGCTATTTTGGCCACCGCTTCTTCACTGTCTTGACCAGTTCCCTGTGTGGGTTCTTTTTCTGCGTTCGAGTCTGGAGCACCTGGTACATTAAGTTCAACGCCATTTGCATTGAAATTCTTAACCATGTTCTGTATCGCTGGGTTAGAATCGTACATCGATTTGAAAGTTTCGTAATCTGCGGTTAATTCAAATCCGTTGGTTTGAAGAACTTTGTTTAGTCCTGTCCAATTTAATTTTGCCGGAGCTTTTTTACTGGCGGCTCTGCCGATATAATTTCTAAGAACGATCAAAAATCTATCTTGATCATTTGCCTCATCACCGGAAAATTCAAAAAATCTCATCCTAGTTGTGCCAATTGTTTTTGTAGATCGGAAAGTTCTTGTTGCTTTTGTTTGATAGCATCTTGAACTTGCTTTTTTTCTTCATCGTGCTGCTTCTTGGCCAGTGCCGCTTGGGCAGGATCCATACCTCCTCCTGCTAGGCCAGCAGCTTGTCCAGCTGCACCTGCAGCTTGTCCAATAGCCTTACCTGCAAGATTCGCACCAGCTTTAGCGACTCCGCCAATTGCTGCTTTTCCTAGAGACATGGCTCCTTTGGCGAGAGCCGGGGCGGCCATTCGAACTGCGCCAGCTGCAAGAGCTGGCAGTATTTCGTCTAGTTGATCGTCGCTAGATTTTAATTCTGAAAGTTTCATTAGCCTGCCAATACTTTTAATAGTCGACTCTGGTAGTTAATACTTTCTCTCTGCTCGCGGCCAGCTTCTTCAGCACCGCCGGCGGCAGGTTCTGCTGCTGCAAACGCATCTTCTTCTCCACCCGCATTCATCATATCAGGTTCAGCAGCAGGGAATGCACCTTCGTCTTCACCCGGAGCCGGTTCTCCACCTAACATTTCAGCACCTTGCTCTTCACCAGTTAGTGTGCGTACACCTGTGGCCAGTGTTTCACGTGTGGTTTTTAGATTCTCCAGAGCTTGTTGAATAGCCGGAGCTACTGCAGAAATAAAATTCTTAGCCTGCTCTGAACCCATTTCATCACGGATCTGATCTCCTAATTGTAGCAGTGTGTCATTCTCCATACCAGAAAGTTCTTCAATCCAGCGGCCCACTCTGTCTACCATTGTCTTAGCGGTTACGATCGATTGGGCTTGTTGGATCTCACCTTCTGTTACTTTTGTCATTTCTTCTCCTTGGGATTCGTTATCATCTTCTGATTCTAGAGTCATTTCGCTACGATTAGCGATTTCGCTGTTGATAGCATCTAGAATCCATTGAGCCTGATGAAAAGCATCATTCTCTAAATTTTCGTTAAATCCAGACTCGGATCTAATTTGGCTGAGCTGTGTTCTTAGCTTATTTCGAGCATCTTCTAATTTAATTAGATCAAAATCCTCAAAATTAATTTTTCTACCGAAAGTTTTTTCGATAGATTCGTTGATCCTTGCTGATGATCTGTTAAATTTAAATAAATCAGTAGTTTTCATATTGATGAGTCCAGATTAATGTTGTATTTATTCAGATATCGCACAAAGGGCCTCTGCTTTATTTTTAGCCGCTAACATCTTATCCCGGCTTTCGCAGTATCTAGCCCATAAAACATCAGCTTTGTCATAGTTTTTATTTTTCATAGATTTTTCATATTGATTTCTTAGTAACTGACTTTCAGTGAACCATTTACCGTATTCTTGATCAGCCTTATAAATAGCTTCAGCTTTTATTCCCGATTGTTTTCTAGCTAATAAATTAGCCAGCCTAACAGTAGTAATATTTAAGTGCAGATCTTTGTAGAGTAATTTTCCTTGATGATAAAGATTTTTATTAGATCCTTGACTGACAATCAATATCGTTCCAACAAGAATTCCTTCTTCTGTTTTTACAGGAAGAATATCTCTGTTATTTTTGATCAGTGATTCTAGCTTGTTGCTAAGTCTAGTCATAAAAAAAGGACCTATGGTCCTTTATTTAAGTGCGTATATTTTATACGCCAAAAAACTTGAATATAGTCTGTATGTTAAGCTGTCCGGTCCATCCTAGCCCTGCTATAAATGCCATCCCTATCATACCATAGGTCATTAGTTTTTGTTTTTGTTTTTCTAGATCTTTGATCTTACCGGCTAACTCGTTGTGTTGACAGGTAGCTTCTTCGCGCATAGAAGCCAATGTATCTGTGAGAGTATCTCTGGTACGATCTAGACAATCATGCATGTCCTTAACGCTTACTTTAAGGTCATCTATCTTTTCATCTATATGCGTTACTTTTGTTTCAAGTACACCAACTCGTTCTACTACCGTGGCCATTTAGGCTGTCTCCTGTATATTAAGTCAAGGTCCGCTCCGGACATGTGCCTAAGTTAAGAATGCCTAAAATTGTTTGCCTGTATAGATTTATTTATTCTCAAGTTAGATAAATCCAGGTGTTGATTTTATCTCCTTTGGTAGAAAATATAGGAGGATCTAAATCAACAGAATTATCTAAATTTGATATGATCGGTACGCCGTTGAGATCATCTATCAGCAGGCCTACCGGATCATTGCCTTTGAGAAATACATCTTCTCTTTCTACTGCAAAGTTCCACACCCAATGATTGCATTTACCTCCAATACCGTCTGGCAAGCGGCCATCGGAAAATTTAGGATCTCTGTCCCAATCGACATTCGATCTAATTCCTATAGCCTGGAGTAAACTATTGAAATTGGCCTGCTGGCCTAACAACTTTGTTTCTTTACAGGATCTATCTGGATTAGACCGAGTTATATCAACTAATGTAACAATTTTATATCTAGCCATAATATGCTACTATTTATAGCCAATAAAAAAGGGCGGAATAAATCCGCCCCCATCTTCCCATCCCGAGAAAGATTATAGTGCTGCCATTGGGAAACCAGTGACAACTGTAACTGTAGCAGAGCTTAGGTTAACTGAACCTGCACCAACTGAAGTTTTAGCTTGGATAAGATCTTCTAGGTGTGCTGCGAAAGTTTCTGAGTTACCTGCAGAGTACTGTGTGCGATCATATGTGTCAGTACCGAAGTCGCCTTCGATCAACACTGTCATTATCTGACCAGCATTTGCGCCTGAGTCAGCACGTAGCACAGAATAACCAACGATAACGCCCATTGTTGCGATAGTAGCTAGAACTTCTTTAACTGCACCGTTTGCACCGAGTTCAGTTGAGCTGAAATCAGTACCGTTTACTGCGAAGTCGATGTCAAATGCTGCTAGAGCTTTTGTTAGACCGTTTCTTGCACGGTTTGTGTGACCTTGGTTAGCACCGAATGTAGTGCTACCAACTGTAGTTGCGTATAAATTTGCCATGATATTTTCTCCTCTTAATCATAGTCTCGCTCAGAGACTGGCATAGTATTTATATGGTTAGGAAAAAATCGTGGTGTTAGACTGTTAATCTGCTCGAAAAGGTGTCCAGCGATCTCTAGGAACTAGCTTGACGCTGTCGTCGCCGCTGACATATCCTTCACCACCAGGCTTACCTCCTGTGGACGCTGTGATATCGCCTTCGGCAGCATCTAATTCGTTGATCACTTCATTCTTGGCTTTCATAATTTCTCGAATAAGGAAAAACATTCCATCCATTGCGCCTGGATTAGCATTGGAAAGTTCTGCTATTTTTTGCTGCTTAGGCGCACTGACTTTGCTGGATTTTAACCAGGTAAAGAACACATCGTGATCTAATGCATCTAAAGCTTTGGCCTTGGCTTGATTATTGACAAACGTATAGATAATAGTTTGTAGATCACTGAGTCCGGGCATAGGGCTCAGCAATTTGTCAATCTTAGCAGAATACTGATTAGCATATTTTGTAATAGAGTCAATGTTATCAGCATTCACAGCAGGTCTAGTCGTAACATACGTTTGTGCGAATACCACTAGATCCGGATTGGTTGAAAAATTTTCAGGATTTTCAAATGGTTCGCCGCTTTTATCGCCGAAGTATCCGTACTGTTGATGAGCCGCTACTGCGATTTTGGCCTTGGCTAGCTTTCTTCCTATCTCGCTGGTTCCTTTGACTGCATAGGTTGTTTGATTGGGTGTAAAAGTAATACGCCCATCTGCACCTTGATAAGGTTTGCCAGGATGGAATAATATATCGCCGTAGACATAACCACGAAAATCTTTAGGAGTCGCACGTTCGAATATAGGCCATAAGCTGGCCATGTCTGAAGCAAACTTTTCTCTCCAATCTTCGCCTTTGCCTCGACTCATGATAAACTGTTTGAGTTCTTCGGGACTAGATGATTTACCTTCTTCACGACCCCAATTGTTCTTGCCAACCATACGGAAGGTACCGTCTTCGTCACGACCCCAATATACTGTGGGATTACCATCCCACTTGATAGAAATCTTTTTTTCTGGTGTACTTAGATCTTTCAACACCTGAACAGCACGTAAAGCGCCTCTAGGTTCTGTGAAAACTAGATCCTCTAAGTGATTGAACTCTCTGCCTACTTTCTTAGGGGCAGCGGCCTCTGCTTCGTTTACTGATTCAGACTTCTTACGGCCAGCACAATGTGCCTTTTGACTAAAACCCTTGGGATTAGAGCAGTTGATTGAGCGTTTGTATTTGTCGCTCCATTTCTCCGAAATTATTTCAAATGCTCTCATTTTACGATATCTATCATTCTGCGCATCCAACCTATGCTACCAGGTTGATAGCTTTCCAATGCTTCGTTTTTTGGAAGTTCGATTCCCGAACGACCTAGTGTTTCTCTAGCTGCTGCTACTAATTCTTCGTAATTAGGTAACTTTCTAATATATGCAATAATATTTTCCACTGAACGAATGTCTTTGACTGTGGCTGTCTGACCTAATAGTTGTTTGGCAATAGTATTCCAATCGTCGCCGCCCGGCACTGTTTCATCAGTTTCTGCATTCATCAATCCGAACTTAGGTGAATACTTCATACCCCTGGCACGAGCGATAGAGCTTAATAATATATGTCTATGCTCTCCGCGGAACGGACTATCGGCTCCGCTGCCTAACATACTACCTTGTTGAAACTTAGGATTAGCAGAGAACATAAAATCTGTTTGTGCGAATCCGTTGGCGGGATCTCCGTTAATAGGAGTCTTTAAATGTACATTGTCTCCGCTGAGTTTGACACTGTCTTTGCCAAATAAAGTTCTTAATTTATCTGCGAATTCTGTTTTGTTAATTTCGTTAGCATCAACAGAAAGATCGAGATCTCCGCTGTCAGCTTTGCGACCAGTGGTTCCTAACCATTTGATAGGTACTCCTTCTTCATCTTTGTCTGTTGAAAAATCAACGCCTGTTTCTTTTTCTAGATAAGCGATAGTGGTGGGTATTTCTGCCCTTGTGATTCTACGAGTCAGTGGCTGCTTGTCCGGCCCTTTAAAAACATTGCCGCCCTCAAATAATTCAGTCATTGCTTTCATCCAATTTTTTCTGTTGTTTTCTAGATTCGGCTATTCTACGGATTCCTCTGGTAAATTTTGCAGGGTCCTGTCCTTTGATAGCATTGATCAATCTACGTTCTAATTCGTCTGCTGCATCTTCACTGTAGTTTTTTTGTATAGATTCTAACAGATTTATAGCCGAATTGATAACATTGATCGCCCTACTTTCAATGAGGGCATCTTTATTGCGAACTTCTGCTATAGAATTAAGTTCTTGTAAAATCGATCTTGTTTGTAACTTCATCTTTAATCCGGTTGATAGTATATTTAACTCAAATTTAATTTATACTAAAGTAAATCAACAAGATTGTCAAACAGATAAATGTGCATATGCACAATATTTGATATAAATACTCAGTAGAAACACTGATTCTACACACACTTACAGAGGATTAAAAATGAAAAAAATATCAGCCAAGATGCTGGCTATGTTGGAAAGGTTAGCAGAAATGTTTCCTAAGCAGCATTATCAAAGTGAGCTCGAACGCTACATCGTGAACAGATATCCGCAGACCGCTGCAGATGTTGAACACTTCACAAAAGAATTTGAAAACAAAATGACAGGGAGATTTCTATGAGAAAAATCTATGATTTCTTGTTTTCTGTATTCGATTCTTTCGGAAAAGCCAGAGCAGCCAGTGTATTGACTAGGATGGGCAGACACGAAGAAGCTAGAAAATTAATGTTAGATCGATAATGTTAACTCTTGATTTCTTTCCCGCAGGGATATATAATACTACATACACTGACACACAAGGAGGAGTTATGTTTTCACCCGTATTTTACATCGAGTCGTTTCAAAACACCAAAAAGATCGTTACCGATCAAATTTTCAAAGACCCTGCCCTAAACAAAGCAGCACACGCATATATCGATGCACAAACACAATTTGCCAGAATGGCTGTAAACAACACCATCGACATGGCTAAATATTCTGTGGAAAGCATTAGCAAACATTGGTTTCCAAAGAAGGACAGCGTCGCCTAAAGACGCAGGACATACACACACAAGGAGAATATTATGTCAAACAATGGATTAAATTTACCAGAAATGAAAGCACCAGAAGTTAAATTCAACAAGAACGGCTATGAGATCCGCACAGAAATCTTGGAAATGGCCAAAGACATCGTTGGACAAGAGTTCAGCTATAAATGGCAAGGTTGGGAAATGAGTGCAAAACGTGATGAGAAAAGCGGTACTATCATTACAACAGTAGGTATGCCTGAGTTCCCAGGTTTAGATAAAGTACTAGAAACCGCCGAAAAAATGTACGCATTTGTTAACAGCGGCGTGAAGAAATAATTAGGCTCATAGAGCATTATATACGATAGTAGAAACAAGCCCCCGAAAGGGGGCTTTCCCTTATTCAACGACTGTTCTTAGATCGTTATAAACTTTGACGATTTCTAGTGATCTAGGATCACTGCGCTTATCCGCAGGTAAAGGCAAGTTCTGCCACTCATCTTCTGTGATGTCTGTCACAATCATCAGTTTATAGGGATGACCATCTGATCCGTATAACGTGATCGTTTCAAAGCCCGCTGCTCCATCTGCAGCTTGTTCTAGCTTTTTAGCCAGGGCTTTTAGTCCTCTGCGCTCTGCTACGATGTAGCCTGTACCATTAGGCTCCTTGTGTGGATATAGATGTACTCTGCTCATTGTTTTCATTTTATATGTCTCACTTGATCTAAATTGAATTTCTTATGTTTATATACTGTAACATATTCTGTATTGTTTTTATAGCCCAGTTTGCCTGTTCCCCAAAGTATAGGATAGTCGTGAAATGATATCGCATGCGGTACTACTACATCCAGGTATCTACCATTACCTGTGCCTAGGGTAACAAAAGTTATGTACTCTTTGGGTTTTGATTTAAACACTCGATAGTTAGCCACTAGTCCACAGAACTCCACAGCGCCTGGTTTGCGTATCTCTTGGCACACAGGAATAAAGTTTGAAGAACGCCAATGACCGTTACGTATCAGATCATCTACTTCTCCGCCTTCTCCTATGGCCGGTACAGCGCCTGCCAATTTGGCCTCTTGATGATAGACCCAGCGAGCATAGGATCCCTGGCAGTGTTTGAGTGCTGCCTGCCAGAATCGCTGGGGATTGTGTGCCTTCTGATAGGCCAATGCCCAGATCAATCTACCTAAGTTGATAGCATGAGCGCGACACAATCCAAAATGGCTGAGCTCTTTCAGTGCGGCAAATACATCATCCTTTCTGGGGTGATCACCTACCAGTTCCATAAATTCAAACATTTTTTCTTCATTCTTCTTGGCGAATGCTCTGCGCCACATATCTGCGGTATATTGATCGCAGCCCAGTATCTCTGAGATGAGTTCAATAGCATCATCTTCAAACACGATAGTTTCATCGAAGTTGTCT